GGCTACAGCACCCCAGTTGTTAGCGTCAGTCCATCCCCCGCCTTTGTAGATAAGGAGCTTGTCCGTATCCTTCATGGCCGCTAAGTACCCTTCAGTCTGTTTACTTACAGGGACAGAGTTACGAGCAGTGGCGTCAGCGAAGATACCCAACCCTACTATATCTTGATTGTTTAGATCTACAATCTGAGAAGTAGCGGCAGAGATTTTTACAGGCTTAACCTCAGGGGTTGTTATAGTAACTCTTATAGCCATCAGGTAAGGGTAATGTCTTCGTTGATCTTAAAGATTCCGAATAAGTAAGTTTTTACAGTAGTGTCGGACTGCTGTATGTCGTAGACGTAGTTGCCAGAAGGATGGTTCATATCCGCAGCAGCCTTCTGCACCACCAAGACCGCGTTAGCTACCCCATCAGAATTTGCTTGGAGAGAGAAAGCGGAGCCACCAGTAAAAGTCATAAGCGGACCTGGGTTGCTAGTAGTGTCGTCAGTGTCGTGAGTCCTGACTTCCATCTTCCAACCAGTCAGGGTTTGACCCACCCCAAAATCAATCTCCATACGGAAAGTATCCCCCTTCCTGCAAGTGATGTCTACTCTGGTTGCGATATCAAGATTAAGCTGATTGGGCATTTTTTATAATTTGGTTTACTACGTCTTGAGGGTTGGATTCTTCCGACTCTGTAGCCTCAGGGAGCTCCCCTCTATCCCCCTGTCTCTGAGAAATTAGCTTGCTCTGTTCCGTAGCCTGCTTCTTTACTCTGTCGTCTTTTCTGTCTTCTTTCAAGACCTCTAGCTTCTCCTTAAACTCCTTGTCGTCAGTCTTAAGTCCGAGTGTAGCTTGAGCCTTAATAATCTCGATCTCCTTTCTATGCTCATGCTTGAGCACTTCCATCTGAGATTCTAGCTGAGACTTCATCTGCTCCATCTGAGCATCTATCTGAGCTTTAGCTTGCATCTCCTGCATCTTAGACTGACTAGCGGCCTGAGCGGCTTGAGCCTGAGCTTGAGATTGCATCTGAATATTTTGCTGAGCCATCTGCTGGTTCGTAGCGATACGCTTCTTCCTGCGTACAACCAGCAACCTCTCAGCTTGGTTGATGTCCTTCAACTGCCTGATAGCGATAGCATCTTCTATGTCTAGTTCCTTCTGGGCTAGAGAGACTTGAATATTCTGTTCTAAATATTGCTTCTCTACATCCTCCATCTCTTTCACAACCGTAACCCCGAAGTTGTACATGGGTAAGTTGTTGAACGTAGACAGGATCCCAATGTTCTCTTCCCCGATAGCGTTCGCGTAAGCTCTATGCAAGATGCTGTCTACAGGAACTATCTGTAGGCACTTTACGATATCTGAACAAACCTTCTTGAACAGAACCATAGAGGAGTTTGTAATGTCGTAAATGGCGTTGTTTCCAGCCGCTATAGCCTGCTGTCTAACCCCCACCAGAGCGTCACCCTTTGGAGAACTCCCGTCCATAGCTTCGTTGATCCCCGTAGCATCCCTGATCATCCTCAGGTAGTGGTTGTACAGAGCGATAAACTCATTGATGTTTCGGATGTTATTCCCGATCTCCCTGATGGGTGGGTTTTGGAATCCTCCTTCTGGGTTTTTACTCCTGTAGTAGAATACACCAGTCTGCTCGTAGATGTCGTGAAGCTCCAAAGGTTGTAGCTCCCCGCCTTTACCTAGCTGGACATTCTCCAGCCCCTCGATATCGATAATAATGCCGTCTGGCTTAGACTTAGCTATAGCTTGCTGGATCTTCAAGTGGGTAAGCTGGAGTTGGTCAGCAAAACCTATACAGCTATCAACCATAGACTTGGGGACCATGTCCTCCATATTCGTTGCTACGACAGAGTAAGACAAGTTTGTCTTAGTCAAGTCATGCATATTCTTAGGGATATTGGTCTTAAGGCCATACCCGAACAGCATATCGCAACCCATCACGTAGCTACCCCCATACACCGTAGCGTTTTCAAGTTTAGCTACATCCCTATTGTAAACTGAGTTAGAAGGCTCTTTGTAGTTATCCCCCTTGAAGTAGAACCCTTTGTTGCCATGCCTGCTGTCTTTCTCTTCGAAATACATGCAGTCTACAGACATATACTCGAAGTCCAGGATCTCCACCATATACTCGTCGTAGCCAAACGTCTGCTTGTTGAGTGTAGCGTTGTATCCGCGCTCCCCCATAATGGAGCTGTTGTTCCCGTACTTACTGGAAGCCTTCCTTGCAATCTCCTCGTATTCCTGTTCTGTGAACTGATCCCCAGCAATCCTTTTCAACTCCTGGATAGGGACACGCCTAAGGCTGCCCGCATAAACCAAGTCACCGAAATTTGGGTCTGTAGTAAAGCTATGTACGAAGTCCGCTGGGTCTACGTAATTCACCTTGATACCGTAGTTAGGGTCGTTCTCCCGCTTGGTTACGGCCATACCCAAAGTAGCGATATCCCCTACACACCTTCTATACGTGGCGTCACTGAAGTCATTCCACTTCAATGTCATGTTCGTAGCGATCTGAGCGGCTATCTCAGAGCTAGACTTGATGTTGTTCCCTATAAAAATCTCAGCCTCTTCAAGGGTTTCTGGGATGGTTTCCATCTCAGCTACGTCAACCCCTGTCTTCTTTTTGATCTCTTCCAGCTGCCTCTTGTTCTGGACCGCCATCTCCACTTTCTTCCTCTCTAAGTCCTTTTCGCTAGAAGACAAAGGATCTACAGCCTCAAGGTTAGGGTAGGGTTCGCTAGAAAGAATTTTGTTTACTACAATCCTAACAAACTTGGGGAGGATAGGGACAGGAGTAAAATCTAGATTCAAAAAGCTCCCGTCACCATTACTAGGATCTAGGCTAGTTAAGAGCTGTTTGTAAATAGATGTGTCTTGAGTTCCGTTAGCGTATTTTCTATTACGCTCAAATATCTTTCGACGCTTGCGCGTCAGCGAGTTGTCTTGATCCGTGTTGCCCCACTGAGAAGAGATGGCTTTTGCATACTGCATACCATACTCCTTACTCTCTTTTACTTTTTGTGGCGCTAACGGATCAGGAAAGCTAGATCTATTTTTCCCCTGTTTGCCGTACATCTGACAGCAAATATAAGGAAGTTAACGATGCCATTCTTTTACTTTTGTTTTTCTGAAAAACACCTTGTCGCTTAAGTCCGCGCTCTTCTTTAACTGCTTAGTCTTCTGAGCCCCAAGCAATGCCAATCCAGAACTAATCGTAAGGTCATACTTGGTTCTGTTTGTAATCTTGTACCCGATCCAATCCTCTAGAGTAGTATTGAAGTACATGTTACCGAAATCAGCTGTCTCAGCCTTCACCCCTACATGGTCATAGATGTAAGTCTCTATAGCATGCGCATGAGCTTGGATGACGTCTTGAGAATTAGAAGGTATTCCTTTTGTCTTTACGTTGGACTTAGAGTTGGCTGAAAGCAAGTGAGCTGGCCTATCCATCAAGTACCCGTCGTAACCTCTTGATTCAAAGTACCTTACGATCCCGTACTTGTTGTTCTCCACGAGCAAAGGATACCCATAGTAGAAAGCCGCCATAAGGACGTCTTCATAGAAGATGCTGGCTAGGTCAGGCCTAGAGGCATATTCCAGCACAAACATATTGCTAGGGAAGTTCTCGCTCATATTAAACTTGTTGTACAGGTGTAGAGCCCCTTTAGAGCCCCTCCCGTCAACAGTTTCGTCTAAGTCATAGGAGTCAACACCCCCGACCCCAAACTGCGTGTTTACAGGCGTCTTCTTGCCTTTGTCTTCATAGAACTTATTCCTATTTTCAGCAGGGGGCTGCCAAGAGATTTTAAACCTCCCCCTTGGGTCAGGAGTAAAGATCACTTCTTTGTCCTTCTCTTTCCAGATGAAGTTCCCCTTGACAACAGGATTGGGGTATAGGTTGTTGTTCCAGTCTATCTGCTGATATATCTTACCGATATTGAATATGCTCCCCTCGATGCTGTCCCTAAACGCTTCGTCTTCAGTCAGCGGGAACTGCCTTATAATCTCGTTAAGCTCCGAGGGGTCGTGCTTCAGGGAGTCCCGCTCGTTCTTCAAGTACTGGGCGCTACCTTGATCTACTGGCTCCCCGTCTACCCCGACGATAGCTTTCTCCAAGTCTTCTACCACAGGGTTCCCGTACTGATCGAAAAAACCTTCTAGCGCTTCCGAAGCAGGGATAAATATCCTATACAGCCCACTGCGAGTCCTCCCATTGGCGTTTCTTTCACCTGGATCGGAGTCTTCCCAGAGGTTCTTATATTCTTCCCCTCCCTTGTTCATGGGGTTGACAGTGCTGCCAACCATAGCCTTACCTACTATTCGTTTACCAACGATGAGACAAGTTCGCTCAATGCGCCATGCTTCTTTGATGTCGACTGGCTTCTCCCACTTCCCCGCTTCGTCGAGGTAGAGCATATGTAGCTTTTCTCCGTCGTAGGCGTTGTTGGTGGTGTTTTTCCAGTTGACAATGGTGTTGAGGGCGTCACCCTTCTGCGACGTCTTGTTCTTCTTCGTGATTCGTTTTGATGGTTCCCGAAAAGCGAGTTCCATGCGTGGGTTCGTAGTGCCATCTTGGATGGGTTTAAAGAAGAAGGGGTAACTCCGAAACATCGGAATTACTTTCTTCATGAATATGTTCTCTTGAGCATCTTTACCAGTCTTTGACTGGATGCCCAAAAGCTTGTCTTTAACTTGCGTAGCCTCGTCAACAAGTACAGAGGCACAGATATTAGTATAGCCAGAACGCCTACACTTAGTATATAGCTGACCGATACAACGGGTATCGACTTCACACGCAGCCATATGAAGAAATATCTCACGCTGGAACGCAAGATACGAAGGATATCCGATATCAATTTTACTCCACTGTAAGAACATGTAGTGTCTCCCCGTAATGTACGTAGGCACACCATTATTGTAAAACCAAACACCGTTACGCCTGCGCTCAAACTCTTGCTCGATGTAAGAAGAAAAGGCTTTCCTAAACTCGGCTGGCTTCTCGAACCACTCATCCATACTTCTAACCCGCGACAACTCTGGTGGCACGTCGGTACGCTGCCACATCTGCATTGGTTTAGACTTGTTGTGGAAGAGGATTTCCGACTTCTTGGGCTTTTTAGGAAGCGCAATGTCAAGACCATGGAGCGAAATAATCTCTCCAACTTCGCCTCCGCTGTCCAGCCGAATAACCTCATCGGACTTGTCCATACCTATTGCTTTTAAACGAAGGCATCCCAATCTTTCGATCTGTCGGGAACATATACTCCCCACAATCGCAAAGAACATCATGACGTACAACCCCGTCTATGACCCTGATACTTACATTCTGAACTTCTTTAGTCTCCCCGCAATTGCATCTATATCTACTCATATTCAATTAATTAAAACTACACTGCCTTTAAGCCTGATCGAAACACCCCTCTCCCCCTTAGCGTTGATTATCCAAGAGTACACTCCGTTAGGGGAGAAGTGACTCCCCTCTCTAACCGACCCATCCCATTTCTGATTTGGATCAAAAGACCTGAATACAATGTCCCCCCACCTGCTGAATACGATCATCTCCCACTCTAGCCAGAAGTCAGGGTCTTTAGTTACAGCGAAGAAAGCGTCGTTAACCCCGTCGTTATTAGGAGAGAAGGCGTTAGGTACGTATACCACTTGATCTTCTTCTATCCCTGGGGGGTCTTCATCACATAAATCTCCTGTAGAACAGTCTATCCAAATCTCCTGAATTAGGTATTCATAAATTGTGTCCGTTTGGTAGACATACGTTGTATCGAATACATACGTAGTGTCCGTTAGGTACACATACGTGGTGTCGTACAAGTAATCAACTTGATACAGAGTGTCTGGAGGTAGCTCCACAAACTGTATGAGAGTGTCGATTTGATATATGGTGTCTGTAGTGTAATACCATACGTCAATATACGTAGTATCAGTAAGATACGTGGTGTCGTTAAAGTAATACTCTATGGTGTCTGGAGGTAAGGTGATGTAGGTTGTGTCGTAGACTGTAAGCGTCTGGTACACTGTGTCTGGAGGCAGTTCTATATATATTGTGTCCGTTATCACTACAGGTATCTCCTCCCCACAAGGGCCTAATATTAGCCAGTTGTCTTGAAAATTCAAGTCCTCATACAACCCAGTCCCCCAGTTAGTGCCATCACCATTGGGTCCTACCTCTGCCCAACCGCCTTCGTCAGCATACACAGTGGGTCCATAGCTGATCTGCCAGATTACGGCCTGTATACTCAACCCCTCATCAATCCAAAACTGCAAGGCGTCTTGCATCTGACAAGACAAGTATGTAGCCCAGAACCCGTCTACACAGTCGTTCTGATACACATTGTATATTGGGAACGTAACCGTATCCCCAGTATAGTACGGGGGGTCTACATCGTCGGTATATAAGTTTGTCCAGCTCCCAGCAATCTCGCTAGTAGTAGAAGTATATATCCACCCAGGGTGGTTATTGTCGTCAGGTATAGAGATGCCAGAAGGGAATGTCCAGCCTTGGTTCATAGCCGCACAATCGTTTTCTGGATCTAAAGCCTGAAACCCGATTTGTATCTCGGAGACCCCATCAGGCCCTCCCGTACCCCCACAGTTGTTGGTGTTGTTGAAAGCGACAGTATACGTCCCCGCTGCGAAATCTACAGATAGGAGCTCAAGGTCACACTGCGCTACAGAAGTAAACCCCAGTAGACACAAGAAAAGCGACGATAAATATCTCATCTCCCCTGCCCCTTGTAAGCCTTCTTGTAGTGCTTAGAAGACTTGTTGTTCGACGTCCTAGTCTTAGAGTGTACATCAGGCCTAGAGACCTTATGCTTTCTTTCGTATCCGCTATCAGTTTTTGCCATTTTAATTTAATTGTATTGGTAGGTTACTTGCTGTTTCTCTTCTTAGGCCTATTGTTGGCCCTGTTCAGTGCCTTCTTGATAAACCCTTTTATCTTCCCTCCAGCGTGGGCAGCGTCCATCCCGTCACCATTCCCGTAAGTTCCTTTCTTGCGGTTGTACTGGTTTAGCTCAGCCCTATATTTCTTAGCCGACTTAGAAGCCCCGTACTTAGAGTACTCTTTTTTATAATCCCTCATCTTTGATAAACACACCATCGACCGTCTTGCCAGTCCGCTGCGCAATCTCATTGTAAGCCACGCCAAGGCATTCTGTAGCACTAAGTCCGAGCTGAGCAGCTAAGATAAGCACAGTAACAAGGACGTCCCCGATGGCGTCTACCACTTCGTCTTCTCTCTGCTTAGCCATAGCGCCAGAAAGCTCTCCGAGCTCTTCTATAACCTTTAGCATCTGCTTTGGAGCATTTCGCTCTTCTATAAGTCCTCTCTCGTCAGCCCAAGCCAATACAGCCATGTGCAGTTCGTCGAGGGTACTAGCTTTCGTATTCACCATTCCACTCATCGTTAAAATAAATATGATTGTTTGTTTTTGTTCTCGTCCAGTCAAAGTCTCTTAAATAGAGAGTATGGTCACTTGCTGAACTTCTCAGCGAATCCGCCTGAGTAGTCTTTGTCTTCTTCGATCTCTCCATTTTCATTGAGTTCCTTTACCATATGCTCTAGAGACTGTCTTTCTCTAATTAGGTCTTTGCAGTCTACAGCGGTTTGCTTGACAGATTGTAGCTCTGCCTTCCTTGCGCTCCCGTTTATCTCTGGGTCCACAGGTTTCTTGACTTCCTCAATCATGTTGTCTATAGCTATCGCCATAGCGTCCATAAGCCTCATCGCGGCGTCTACAGTCTTAAATTTCTTTGTAGAAGATCCTGTCCGCTGGGACCCTGTAGTATTCTTTCTCATCAATTACAATTCTGTAGTCCATATTCTTGGCGAACCCTACGGTATCACCTTTCTCTACCCCTAGCTCCTTAAGGTGCTTTGTGTCGAAAGAGACTACTCCTTTCAAGACAGGGTCTTTTTTAAATGTCACCAGCTCTAGCTCTGTATCAGGTCCAGGAGTATCTTCCTCGCAAGACTCAAGTAGCGTCCAGCCGCAGAGAGGCTTAACCTCACCTGTCTCTTTACTCTTAAACGCGATAGCTTGATTATTGATCGCAGCATCGGGGGAATACTTAACAATATAGTTCTGATCTTCACCAGTAAGCGGTTGACCATCGTTAAGCACCACCAGATGGTGAAAGTATAGCGTGTCCCCAACCGTGACCCCCGTCTCGTATTTGCACGGGACCGCGACGACTTCTGCTTCTGTGGTTCTGTGGTTGAATTCATCGAATTTTGTGTCTACGTACAGCTCTAATCCAGACGCGGTTTTAATCGTGTCTTGGGTCCTGCTTTCAATCTGGACCACAAACAAGTCTAAAGGTTTCATTATCTTAGAAGTTTAAATCAAACTCAAGTAAGCATGGCATATCATCGACAGCCTTCCAAAGGACAATGCCCTCTTCTCCCTCTATGTACACTAGGTAACGGCATTTGCCAAACCTGTGAAGATATGCCTCATCCTGCACGATAGCAGAGACCTTGTTGCTCCCCGCCCGCATACCTATGAAGTAGGCCATCCCATTCTTTGGGTCGGGACCAATAACGATCTTCCTGATCAACCCCTCCATTAATTCAAGGATATTCCGAGGTCACCGAGGATATCGTTCAGGTCTTCGTCCTCATACTCAAATTGCTTGGTCATGATCTCTTTCATGATGTCAAGCTCTTCAGAACTTTGGAGGTTGTGGCTAAAGACGCTCTTAAGCTGAACCTCTTCACCTTCTACGGGCTCTGAGTCGAGGTCTACATCCAGTACGCCGATTACCATCGAGGACATAACCCTATCCTGATACTCGTAGGACGTGATTAAAGCTTCTATTTTATTGACCAGGTCATACACTTCTGCGATGAACTGCTTATCCTTTGAAGTCATATGATAAAGATACATATTTATGCCGAAGTCTAAAGTCAGCAAAAAGAAGCTCTTCAGGGAGTTCTCTATGCAGAAAGACAAATACGTAAACAACAACTACTTAAAGCACCTCCATTCTGTTCGAAAGGAGTTCTGCGATCACAATGACGTACTCTGGAGCCACATGGAGTTTATGCTTTGGGCTTACGACATGGAGTTCTTTACCATAGACTACGCTGCGTCAGAGTATGGTATGAATAGGACCAATATGGCAAACCGAGTCATATACCCCCTAGGTCAGCAAGACCTTCTGTACAAGCACTTTGAGCGCCTCACCCCGTCTAAGAATCTAGAAGACCACATATTCAGGGATGAAACCAAGTACAACTACAGGGTTAGGTATGCACTGACCCAGAAGGCTAGGCTTATGATACAGAGGTTTTACCAGACCTTATAAGTGGTCCCAGGGTATTCGCTGTCTTTGTACGCTTTCAAGACTCGCTTCTTGTTGCTCTCTGGGGAATTGTATGACACATGGATCCAGTCTGGGTTGTGTACGTCTCCGAACTCCCATATGAGCTGATCGAAGTCCAAGCACTCCTTGATATAGAAAAATATCTCCGCATTGGAGACCCCACCAAACACGTCAGCATCCAGATCCAAAGCGCGACCTTGAGTATGCTGAGAAGTAACGCTACCCCCGATAGCGCTGTTGAGTTTTGGAGACCTATACCCTGAGGATACGTAGATAGGCACTTTGAAATTATCCCTAATCGGTTGAAAGACATTCTCCGCTATCAGTTTTAGGTTTGTGAGCTGAGGGGTGTCAGGCTCGTTTTTTATTCCTAGGCGCTTGGCCGTCGTACTTCTTACCACCTCTTTTAGGCTCAAATTTTTTGACAATTTCATTTTGCTTCTTATTAATATCCTTAAGCTTCAGTCTAGGGTTAAAATAACCTTTACTCCCCATATTAAAAAGTTTAGTAGACTCTAATTTCCGCGAAGTAGATGATGTCGTTGAGTCGCATCGCTCCTCCACCTGCGTCGTCAACGAATATTTTAAGAACGTCGTTGTTGCTACCTACTGTAATAGTTCCTGTAGCTGTATTCCATTCACCTAAGTTCGCGTTTGTAGCAGTAACTCTGTTGTTTGCTGCCGAAGTTTGCCCAACTATAGCCGCATGGAAACTAGCAGTGGAGTCCCCACCATTCGCAGTAGGTAGAAAGAAAGAGAATGTTAAGTTTACAGTAGACCCGTCTGTCAAGGCTGATATACCAGATGAAGTAATTACTCTCAAGTCATCTAGGAATCCAAGGTTCTTGCCTACAACCAACTTTACTGCATCAGTCTTTGTGGCCCCAGCTTCGTCAACTTGGCTAGAGACTACAGATATAACCGAGCTCGTATCGTTGTTTTCTTCTATAGAGAACGTGTTCGCGGCTATATACGTTATAGAAGGGCTACTGGGTGGGGGGCCTGAAGCCATTCTAACAGCCACAGAAGACGGGATGTAATTGCCGAGGGAGTTCGATATTCCAAGCTTCATAGATTTGTCCTTTAACAGAAATTAGCAGCCCAGAAATTTGGAAGTACGAGAAGTTTTCCGTAGACTGAGATCAGCGAACAAAACTAAGCACTATGAAGCATATCATCACCACCCTACTCTTAGCAGCCACGACTGCACTCAGCGCACAAACCGTATTCTTGCAACCCGCAGACTACACTTTGACTACAGCTACCCACGAATGGAGCGTAACGGTAGTCTCTAACGTAGGGTTGATCCAAAACCTATACGATGGGATGGTGCAGTCAGAGACCTTGATCTTAACTGGTCTCGACGCTGACGTCAGAGAATACGTCTTCACTCACTACATCGACGGGCAGTTAGAAGAACAGTTTGTATACGACTGCCAAACCCAACAGGTACACCCCGAAGTGACTATGATTACAGTAGCTACAGTAGTGAAGTAACCAGAACCTCATACTAAGAGAAAAGCCCCGTGAGGGGCTTTTTCTTTTTAGTCATCTTCTGTAGTTGCTTAAGCCTCGCAGTAGGCCTTTGACCCCCGCCCTCTCTCTATCTTCTCTAAACTCCTTGCTCTGCTGGCGTACCGTATCCCGCATACCCCCTGCTTTACCTTTCGCTGCAAGGGAGCGCATGATCGCGTTCTGTGCAAACTGGTTGAAGTCTGGAGCTCCCGCCCCTCTAGATTCTGTCTCTCTGAGGTAGTCGGCTTTGTAGATGTTGGCCGCCTGACGAGGTGACACAGGCTCCCCGTCAGAAAAGAACGTAGGCTGAACCATCCCGTCCTGCTTCCTAGTAGATACTGTAATCCTTCTTCTGTCGTCATGGATCTCACCCCCGTGCTCGTAGATCTTACCCCCGTACTTCATGCCTGGGGCTTGAGCACCGCCTTGGCCGCGAGACTGGTTTAGCATCTCCATAAGATCCTCCGTCTCACTAGCCCCTGGGCCGCCTTGAGCTTCGTTACGCATCTGCTGACCACGCGACTGGCCTTCGAAAGTAGCTTCGTCGAGAACAAAATCCCCGTTTTCGTCTTCTACGATAGGGTAGTCTTCGTCAGCGATCATCATACCGCCGTTCTCATCTTCTGCAACAGCATA